TCTAATTATATTATAGTTCCTTAATAAGCATATGCAACATTAAATATAATAAATGGCCTTGATCAAATTAACAGATATTTCAACCAATAATCTTAATGGAGCGTCGTTAAAGCAAGGATATCTTTATAAAGATTTATTTTTAGATTTAGATACCTCTGTTTATTACAATAAACAGTTAAATAAGAGCTCTGTGCTAAAAGATGTACAGGGTTTGTTTGATGAAAATGCTATACGTAATAGTATTACCAACATATTTTTAACTGCTCCAGGAGAAAAGATTTTATCTCCAGAGTTTGGATTAGATTTAAGAAGGTATTTGTTTGAACCTATTTCTGATTTTGGAGCGTTTGCAATAAAAGACGATATTAAAAATAGATTACCTGAAATGGAACCTAGAGTAACTATACAAAATGTTGTAGTTGTACCTTATCCAGAACAAAATGAATATAGAATAACCATGCAAATTGATATTCCTTCCTTAGATGTATATGGTTTATCATTAAGGTCGTCATTAAATAACAACGGATATAATATATTTTAATTATGGCTACTCCTAATAACAACGACAACGAATTTTTAGATTTTAGCTTGCCACAAGATGCTTATGTAGCTTTTGATGCAGTTAGTTTAAAAGACTATATAGTAAATAGATTAAACACGAATGAAAAGTTTACAGATCAAAATTACGATGGTAGTAACTTAGCAGCAGTTATAGATATTATAGCTTACTCCTATCATGTTTTACTATTCTATTTAAATCAAAATGCTGCTGAAGTTAATTTTGATCAAGCATCTATCTATGAGAATATGAATAAGATTGTTAAGCTAATAGGTTATAAACCTGCTGGTAAACAAACTTCGATAGTACCAATTAACGCTGTAGGATCAGTTGATATGCCTATAGGAAGCTATACTATTAAGAAGAATTCGTATTTTTTAGCAGATGGCATTCAATATAATTTTATAGATGATTATTCCTTTAACAAGACAGTTACTGGAAGCGAAGTGTTAAAAAGTTTAAATGATACAGTAATCTTATATCAAGGCACTATAAAAGAATATCCTGATTACACAGCGCAAGGAGAAGAATTTGAGTTATTATCTATTGTAGTAAAAAATGTAGTCGATAATAGTGTAGAAAAGTTTATAGCTGATAATACTATTGACGTTTACGTTAAGGAAGCTAACGACGGTACTTACTATTTGTATAAAGAGGTAGATAGTTTATACTTATCTGATTCAACAGATAGAGTATATGAAAAGCGTTTAAATGAAAATGGGTTTTATGAAATAAAATTTGGAAGTGGGGTATTTGGTAAAAAATTAAATGCAGGTGATGTTGTATCAGTTAATTATATCTTATCTGATAACACTGAAGGTATTATTAGTAAAAATGTTATTAATGGTAATAAGCTTTTTACTTACGATTCTTTAAGACAAAGACAAGTTTTTAACGATACGTTTGCTAATAAAGATGAAACTACATTTATAGATATAACTAATAGCTCTTTATTAACGATTAATAACCCTCAAAATTCTACTTCATTATCTGATGAAGAGACTGTAGAGGAAATAAGAAAAAATGCACCTAGAGCCTTTTCTTCGCAGTTAAGATTAGTAAATCAAAGCGACTACGAATCATTTTTAGAGAAAAATTTAGCTAATGTTATTAATAGTATATCTGTAGTAGATAATGATTCATATATAAATGAGTATATTCAGTATTTTTATGATATATGTGTTGATCCAAATAAAGTAAATAGAGTTTTAATTAATCAAATTAATTTTGCAGATTCCTGCGATTTCAATAACATTAATATATTTTGTATCCACCATATCTATCAGAGTCCTTTAAAAACTTAATTGTAGATACTTGTAGAGAAAGAAAAATGGTTTCTAATACAGTCGTACCTAGAGATCCTATTTATATGGCGTATGGGTTAGGTTTTACTAATTCATCTAATTTAAATTTAGATTTATTAGACAACACCATGTTATATATCGTAAGAGAAATTAATAATAAGATTAACAAGGATACCTTAAGTGAAAGAACTGCTTCTTTAATAAGATCCTTTTTCGACCCTTCTAAAAATAAACTTGGGCAACAGCAAAGCTTTAATAAATTAACTAATGACATTTTATCGTTAGAAGGAGTAAGACGTATATACACAAAAAATGAATTAACCGGAGCGAGTATAGATACAGTTTCGTTTTTATCATTTAATCCGGTATATGAGACTAGTGATATATCTTTAGTTAATCAAGATATTACTTTACCATATTTTAAATTCCCATACTTATATTCACCTTTTTCATTAACGAATAGAATTAAAGTTGTAGATGAGTAATATTAAAACAGACTATGCTATTTTTGATGTCATAGATTACAAAGGTGAAGCAAAACTTTCATCTTATAATCTTGATATAACTCCTCTTACCTTTAAGGCGAGAATACCTGAAGATGATAGTAGAGAAATTCCTTTAAACGATCAAAAGGTTACTTTTGATTTTGGTGATGGTACTTTTGGTAATAGCATTAGTAGTACACATGTATATCAATATCCTGGTGAATATACAGTAAGGATGGTTATACGTGATTGTAAAAATAACTCCGTTTTAGCTTCATATAGTGATTCAGTTCATATCAAAGACTATATTACGAATACTTTTTCCCTAAGTATGCCCCCAGGTGACATAGCTAATTCTAAACCAGCTTTAGTTTTATCAGCAGGTGAAATATCAGGCCCTATTACTGTAACCGCACAAACTCCATTTTACCAAGATTTTCAAGATTTATATTATAGTATTTCAGGTAGTGAATATAAAAATTACTTTAATTTAACGAAAGATAAATTTAACAGTTTAGAAAAATATTTTTCAATTTACGAAAGAAATTATTTACCAACACTTTCTAGTTTTGAATTTGTAGAGATAGATAAAATATCACTTTCATCGGTAGATCTATATGCTAGACTAACTACTGATAGTGCTCTAGTTCCGGGGTTAAGTACGAGCTTATCGAGCGTATATGTTGGAAGTTCAGGTACAAAAGAAATTTATGTAAAGGCAGAGGATCAAACATCTCCAATACATATATCCTTTTTTAAAGATAGAGAAAATATTTTTTCAAATAGCTTAAAGGGGTACAAAAATAATAATTACACAAATAACTTAGATTTTACATTATCTTCTTTTATAAGTCCTACTTCAGGCCAAACTTTAAGCGCTATAAAATTTAGCTCAAACGGTATAACCGGAGAAGGCATAGAACGAGAGCCATTTTCAATTAGCCAAACACAATATAAGGGATTAGACATTCCCTTCATTATTACTCCTGTTAATAACGATAATTTTACTATGAAAGCTTTATCAGCTGGTAATCCTACTTTTGTAGTATTATCAGGTGCTACTAGTAATGTATTTAATAATAATAATATAGTTCAGTCCTCTTATTATACTATATCTAATCTAGCCAGTACATTATCATCGCTTGATACTAATTTCTGGTTTAGAGGAGCTCTTACTTTTAACGATAATTTATCAGCATCAGCAACAAGATTAACTCTAAGTGCAAGAAATCAATATGCATTTAATACTGTTGGCTCGTTACTTTCTACAGTTAATGGTTTAGTAACTCTAACTGCATACCCTAAAGATTTCTATAATTTTTACAAGCATAATGAAAATTTTGACTTTGAACAAAATATAAAAGATTTAAGATTTCAAGAAATCTTGTTAGATAAGAACATCTTTTTTGATGATTTTGTAGGTACTATTTTTGGCAATGTAAGTAGTAGATATGATTTACTTGGTAAGAAGTTGTATGAAAGAGTCTTTAACTTTGTATCTAATAATGCAGATATAGATATGTGTGATATCAACTCACTAATAAGTTTAGCTGCTTTAACTGATGATAAAGGAATAGTGTTTGATAGGGGAGCAGTACAAGAACCAGAGCAAGTTAAAAGATTTATAGATACTTTAAGTTTAAGTTATAATAAATTTAGAGGTAGTAAAAATAAATTTGATGAAAACTTTGACCCTATGGGTACTACCACTAAAGCAATTCATGGTAAGAATCTTGGACCAGAGATAAGCTCATTAACATATGAAGTTACTGCTGGTAACGATATTGTAGCTTACGAAAAATATAGTAAAACATACTTACGCTTAAATACCTTTCAACCTTTAAGTGCGTTAAGTGGACTTAATACAGGAACTGGTGCTAAGAATACTAATACGTATATGTTGAGTGATTATAGTAATCAATCATTTAACGCATCTTTAAGTGGAGGAGATAGCTGGGGTTGGGGGCTTATACTACCAACAGAGTATACTATAGATACAGTTAATATTTTTTATGATTTTTATTCACTCTCTGCTGTTACAGATAATAGTATATTTAACGGGTTAATAGACTATAATAACGGTTTAACTACTGTTAGTTTTAATGAGCCATTAAGTAATTTAGAGGGAGAGAATAATATCTTTGATATTAACATTCGAAACTCCTTATTTAGTAGTCTATCCCTATTTTAAGGATAAATATGTTTAATGGATAACATTACTACAGGGTTTCCAAATGTAAACCAATCTATAACTAATCCTAATGTTAATAGTGATGAGGCATTAGATAAATTTACTCCATATACGTTTTTACAATTTATTGAGACAGTAAGTGAAAGTTATAAACCTGAAACTTTAACTGCTTTCTATAATAATTATCTCAATGAATGGAATACTAGAAACACTTCACTTGGAGTAAGTAATCAAGAATTAATTTTAGATAGATATAGAGATTTTTTAAAAGATATAACTCTTAATTTTTCATCTAACGCTGAGAAGAAGTTTTTAACTCAGTTAGATTTTAATGATAAATATGACATGCAAATTGCAATGTCGTTTTTTAGTAAGAAAATAAGAAATATTATATCTTACTATAAGAAGAAGAGAAATAATTTACATTACTCACTTACAAGAAGTAAAGTTAGAGGTAGTAGTATAGGAGTTGAGCAAGCTTCAAAGGATTTAATTATAGACTTCTTAGAAAATAGAGATACAAGTAATATAGATTACAACATACAAGATATTAAAACTAATCTTTCCGTATCATTAACTGAGTATTA